ATGCCAAAACAAGAGCAGAAGAATTAGCCCAAGATATTAGACCTTATGTGTCAATATATACACCAGAAAACATTGTTAACTGGAATTATAAGAGGTCAGCTAGTGGAAGGTTTTATTTAGATTTATTAGTTGTTATTGAAGATGTAAATGCAGATAGAGCAATCATTAAGGTTTTCACAGAAGAATCTATAATGACCTATGAATTTGAAGATTATAGCGAAGAATACACAGATAAAAAACCTAGACTAATTGAAGAAATACCAAACCCTATTGGCAAAATACCTGCTGTAAATGTTTACAATCTTAGAGGTGCAAAAAGACCTATTGGAATCAGCGACTTAGCAGATGTTGCTTACCTACAACAATCAATTTACAATGACTATTCAGAAAAAGAACAGTTAATTAGATTAGCAAATCACCCAAGCTTAGTTAAAACACCTAATGTTGAAGCTAGTGCAGGTGCAGGAGCAATAATAGAAATACCAGAAGATTTAGATTCAACTTTAAAACCTTACATAATCCAACCAAGTGGACAAAACTTAGATGGTATTATGAAATGTATTCAAAACAAAGTTGATGCCATTGATAGAATAACACATATGGGTTCTGTTAGGGCTACTGGTAATCAGATAGCTAGTGGTATAGCATTACAGACTGAATTTCAGCTATTAAATGCTAGATTGTCAGAAAAAGCAGATTATTTAGAAAATGCTGAAGAACAAATCTGGGGTTTATTTGCTAAATGGCAGGATAAAGAATGGAATGGCAAAGTTAATTATCCAGATACATTTGACATTAGAGATTGGGCAAATGACCTACAATATCTACAAATGGCTAAAGCAAGTGGCATCAAATCCGAAACATTTAACAAGGAATTAGATAAACAAATAGCAGAAGCTGTTATTGATGATAGTGAAATGATGAAAACTATAAATGATGAAATAGATAGTGCCAGAACTGTAAGAGGTCAATTCACAACCACAGAAGTAGAAGGGCAAACAGTTGAAGAAGAAACGTAAAATTCGTAGAGTTCCTAAAGATAAACAAACTGGTATTCCTAAAAAATATCTTTCTGGGTTAAAAGGTGCAAAAAGAAATGCTAGGGCAAACCTTTTGAAGCAAATTAGTTCTTTATATAAATCTGGTGCAAGAATACCTTTAGCACTACTAAGGCGAAGGAATAGAGCATAATGGCAGTTAGAAGAAAACCTTTATCAGCTAGAGTTGTTGCAACACTTAAAGCAAAAGCTAAAAAATCAAAATTATTTAATATTACAGATTTGAAACGTAGTTATCGTAAGGGTCAAGGTGCATTTCTTTCAGCAGGGAGCAGACCAAGAATACCTATGTCAGCATGGGCTATGGCTAGGGTAAACAAACTAATTAAACTTGGTTCAAGAGCAACATTTGATAAAGAGATAATCAGAACTGCACAGAAAAGAAATCGTAAAAAGAAATGATTATATGGAAAAAGAAAAAACTAAATTATGTATTAGGTGCAAAGTTGCACTTAAAAAAACCGAGTTAAAAGATGTTTATAAGTGTATTGCTTGTGGAATGATAACAAACGAAAGATTAGACGATAGACAATGGCAAAATACAGAGGAAAAGAAGTAAAACTAAATAAACCTTTTAGATTATCTACAGCAGAATCTAAAAACAAAAAGTTTGGTGTTTATGTCAAGAATAAGGCAACTGGTAATATTAAGAAAGTTACTTTTGGTGCTAGGGGTATGTCTATAAAGAAAAACATACCTGCAAGGCAAAAATCATTTTTAGCTAGAATGGGTGGTGTTTTAAAAGAAGTTAAAGGGCAAAAGACACTTAGCCCTGCATATTGGTCTATAAGGGCATGGAAAAAGAACTTTCCATTGTAAAATATGTCCAGAATTTTAGAAAAATTAGCTGACCAACATGAAGAGAGAATAATCAATGTCTTATATAAGTTAGAAGAAGATGTTGTTAAGGAAGTTACAAGAGCCACAAAAGGGCAGTTGGTATCTCAAAGACTAGCAATACAATTACAACCCCAGATAAGAAAGTTAGTTGCTGACAACTACCTCAATGAAGCCGATATAATCATTAATGAGGAGTATAATAAGATAGCCAAAGAGGTATTAGACACTTTTGGTGAAATGCCTATTCCTAAGAAATTTAAGAGCCTTACAGAAGTAGATTTACAGACAATCAATGCTCTAAAGACACAATCATTTAGTGGTTTTGAAGATATAGCTGAAAGATTTTCTAAAGTTATCAATGACGAAATATACCAAAGTACAATAGCAGGTAGACCATTTGAAGATATGGTAAGCAATATCAAATCTCATATAAATGGAGTGTATAAAACATCAAATTCTGCTGAGATAAATGAATTAGTTGATTTTATTAATGAAAATAAGTTTGATAGCACTAAAAAAGCCCAAGTAGAAGATGCAGTTAGAAAATTACATACTCAATATGCTTCAGATAGAGCAGGAAACAATCTTAGACGTTATGCAAGTCAAATAGCACATGATTCAGTAATGCAATTTCATGGGCAGTTTACAGTGGCTAAAGCAAAAGAAGCAGGATTAAATCATTTCACATATACTGGCACATTAGTTAGGGATAGTAGACCATTTTGCCAAGAAATGCTTAACAAGACACTTACAGAAGAACAAATAAGGGATATGTGGAACAATAGAGCATGGCAAGGAAAGTCCACTGGAGACCCTTTTATTGTTAGGGGTGGTTATAGGTGTAGACACACTTGGATACCTACAGACCCTGCATGGGGCGAAGAAACAGTAGATGAACTGCCTACAGAAGAAGAACTGCCACCACCAACACCACCTAGAGGAGTAGTTTCAGATGCTTCAATAGGATTTTTACTGAACAAAGGATTAAGAACAAATCCAAGTAAAGCTAAAATAAAAGCTTATGATGATGATTTTAATTCACAATTAACAGACCAACAAAAAATTATTGTTGAAAAGTTGCCTAAACCTAAAACAATAAGAGATACAAAAAAGGGTTATTATGTTCCGTCAACTGGTCAATTAAATGCAGAATTGAATGCTGTAGATGGTACAATATCACCAGTTAAAAGTTATGTAATTGCTCATGAATATGGGCATCACATAGATTGGATTATAAGTGGTAAGGGTGAATTTTGGTCGTATAGGAGTAAAAGCTTTAATGATGCAATTAAAAAAGACAAAGAAAATTTTAAAGGTGAATTTATTGGAAATGAATATGTAATTGATGAATCAGAAATAAAAAAAATGTTTAACAAACTAGCTTTTAGAGAAAGAAAAGATATTTATTCTAAAAAAAATCCAGATTTATTAATAGATACCTATGAAGCAACAACTTTAAGAGGTGATGGATATGGTGAGGTAAGTGATATTTTTGATGCTTTAGTAAAAGGTAAATTTAGAAGAAATTACAATATGTGGGGTCATACTGTAAGCTATTGGACAAGAAAAGACTCTGTACCAACAGAAATATTTGCAAATCTTTTTGCAATAAGGAATGACAAAAAAGCCTATGGTTTGGCTAAAAGCTTTATTCCAAATACAGTCAAAGAATTTGAGACACTTTTAAATAAATTAGAAAATGCAAAAATATGAGGATAAAATGTCATTAAGTGAAAAAGAAAGATTAGATAAATTAAGGAAAGCAGAAACTGGTGAAGAATATCATGATTTATATGAAGAAGTTTTTGGTGAAGAATACCCAGAAACAGTTTCAAGAGACCCAAATGAAGATATAGAAAACATAATAGAAGCCATTTTTACAAATACACCAGTTGAAGAAGTTGTATTGCCAAAAGGTGCAAAAATTTGATATAAAGAAACATATCCAACTAAGGAGATTTAAATGGAAGAAAATCAAGTAGAACAAACTGCTGAACCAAATGCAGAAGTGCAGGAAACCGAGCAAAAGCCAGTTGAAAATACTTTTACTCAAGACCAAGTTACAGAAATAGTTAAAAAGCGATTGGCTCAAGAAAGAAGCCAGATGTATAAAAAGCTAGGTGTTGATGATATTGACATAGCTGTAACAGCAGTCAAAACCCAGAAAGATTTAGAAGAAAAGCAAAAAATCCAGAAGGGTGAGTTTGAAGAAATTTTAAAAAATAAAACTCAAGAATGGAATAAAGAACGAACTAATCTGGAAGGACAACTAAGAGATATTAAGATAAATAAATCTTTATTGTCATCAGCATCAAAGAATAAAGCTATAAATCCAGACCAAGTTGTTAGCCTTTTACAGCCACAAATAAAGCTAAATGAAAGTGGCAATGTAGAAATACTTGATAATAATGGATTACCAAGATATAATTCAAATGGGGAACTTTTTACCACTGACGAGTTGGTACAAGAGTTTTTAACACAGAACCCACACTTTGTTTCTGCAACCCCTAGTGGCAGTGGCACAGTGTCAAATGTGGATAGGCAAGAACTCAATAAGCCTTTAAATTTGAGTGATTTAGATATAATGAACAATCCAGAGGATAGGAAAAAATATGCTGAATATAGAAAGCAAAGAAATTCCTCACCTAGAACGATTGTTGTTAATAATTAATTAGTCATATTTATAGGAGAAAAAAATGGCGAATGAAACAACCAGTTCAACCATTTCGGAACTATACACCGAGATAGTTGCAGAAGCTTTATTTGTTGCTAGTGAGCAATCAATAATGAGAAATCTTGTAAGAAATTACACTATTGTTGGTGGTGGTAAGTCAGTAGAAGTACCGATTTATGCAACAGTATCAGCATCAGCAGTTAATGAAGCTACAGATTTATCAAATACAGCAGTGAATCCAAGTTCAGTTACTATAACAGCATCTGAAGTTGGTATTATGACAACACTAACTGATTTAGCAAGAAATTCAGCATCAAGAAATGTTGCAGGAGATATTGGTAGACTATTTGGTGAAGCTATTGCTAAGAAAATGGATAGTGATTTATCAGCATTATTTTCTGGTTTCTCAACAGAAAGAGGTGGTGGAGCAGGTAATGAATTAACAATTCAAGACTTGTTTGAAGCAAGTGCAGATTTAAGAACTGCTAATGCACCTGCCCCTTACTATGGTGTATTTCACCCAAAGCAAATCTTTAATGTTAAGAAGTCTTTAACAAACACATTTGTTGGTAGAGATACTGAACTTTCTAATGAAGCTATGAGAAGTGGTTTTGTTGGAAGCATTGCAGGAATACAAATCTTTGAATCTTCAAATATTTCTGTAGATGGTTCAGATGACTCTATTGGTGGTGTATTCTCTCAAGATGCTTTAGGGGTTGCAATGATGCAAGACCTCAAGATTGAATCACAAAGAGATGCTTCATTAAGAGCAGATGAAATAGTTGCTACAGCAGTTTATGGTGTTGGCGAACTTCATGATAGTTATGGAGTTAAATTAACAGCAGATAGCTTGGCTAACTAATAACTTATGGGGTGGGCAACCACCCCTTTTTATTAAGGAATTTTATTTATGGATATGGTAAAGCTTGTAAAAGGCAATAGAGTAATTGAAAGAAGAAAAGTAGATTATGAAAACAATATTGATATTTGGGGTATTAGAGGTTGGAAGCTTGATGATGGTAAGCCAAAAGCACAACCAAAAGTAGAGCCAAAGCCAGAACCAAAGCCAGTAATGGAAGAAGCACCAAAGCCAAAGACTACAACAAAGAAAGCTGAATAATGGCTACAAACGAATTTAATGTAACTAATACTAGTCTTACAAAAATCCAACCAGACATTTTAGGTTTTGGAATAGCTGATTTTGCAGACCAGTTACAGTTTGCTGAAAATGACGTTCTTAGACGTATTCGTGAAGAATGGTGGGAAAGATATAGGCATCAAGTTAGATACAAGGACATTACCAAGATTACATCAGTAGAAATGGATAGTTCTAAACTTACTGATTCACAATGGACACAATCTGTAGTTTATTTATGTTTATGGAAATATGTTTATCCTATTTTGACTAAATGGAGAGACCCAGACACTGGCGAAGGTAAAGATGCTTTTCAAGTACAAATAGATTTCTATAGAGATAGATACGACGAGGAATTTCAAGCTATCCTAAGAGATGGGGTGGAATATGACGAAGATGGTGGAGGTACAGTTTCAGATAGTGAAAAAGAAGCACTGCATAGTCTTAGATTGGTTAGATAATGGCAGTAGATGTCAAAGTTGATGTTAATACTGTAGAAATTACTAATTTTTTAAAAAAATTAAGTAGAAAACAAAAATCAGTTATAGATAAAGGTTTAAAAAGAGTATCTAACATGGCTATTCTGATGATTACAAAGCGAACCCAAGCAGGTAAATTGCCAGATGGTGGTAAAATGCGAGGATATGCAAAAGGCACTGTCAGAAGCCGAAAAAAGAGGGGTAGGCAAACTGGTTTTGTAGACCTAACAGATACTGGTAAAATGTTTAGAAGTTTAGATTTTAGAACTGGTGGTTTAAAAAGCACATTACTTTTTACAAATATGGAAAGAGCCAAAATTGCAAGTTTTCACGATTCTTTAGGTGTTGGTAAACGTAAAATAACTAGACCATTCTTTTCTATAGGTAATAAAGAAGAAGATAAATTAAGAGCAGAATTTGCTAAATTTTATTTTAAAGAAATGAGAATATGAGCAAAAGAGAAAATATAGCCAGTGATATAATTACTAAACTTGATGCTGTTACAAGTCCTATTGAGTTTAAAAAAATAACTAGAGAGCCTTTTGAAGTTGAAGAATTAAGTGATGCCCAGTTTCCTGCAATGTTTGTACAATCTGGTGATGAAACAAGAGAAGTTGCAAGTATTGGTGTAACTGGTTCTGGCACATATACTGGAACAATAGATTTTCTAATAGTTGCATTTACTAAAGGTACAGATACAAATATTGATACAAAAAGAAATCAATTAATTGAAGTTATTGAAGAAACTTTAGATACTGATATAACTAGAAATGGGAATGCTTTAGATACTCAAATTATTGAAGCATCAACTGACGAAGGTACAATTTATCCTTATGGTGGTGTAAGAATTACTGCAAGGGTTTTATATGAATTTACTAGAGGGAGTGCATAATGCCAAAAGATATAAATATGAAAAAGGGTAAAGAAACAATTACCATTTCAGAAGATTTTATAGACCATTACATTAAATTAGGCTATAAATTAGAAGATAAAAAGTCTGTTAAAAAAGCAGAAGAAACACCCGAACCAGAATCAAAGGAGGTCTAAATGGGTACACATCATGGTAAAGAAGGAGTTGTAACAGTCGGTGGTACAGCTATCGGTAATGTTACTGGTTTCACAATAGACACAACACATGACGTTGTTGAAGATACTGCATTAGATGCTACAAGCAAAACATTTAAAGCAGGTAGAGGTACATTTACTGCTTCTATTGATATGAACTATGACGAAACAAGTTCACAACAAGCATCATTATTGCAAGGCTCAAGTCTTAGTTTTGTGTTTTTACCAGAAGGTAATGATAGTGGAGATGAAAGTTTTACTGGCACTGGTATTGTTACTGGAATGTCGGTAGGTGTTACTTTAGATGGTATGACAACTAGAACTGTATCATTACAAGGTAATGGAGCATTGACTATAGGCACTGTCTAAAATGTCAGAAAATATTGATTATTTTGATGGTATAAAAGACCATTTCAGTACACTTGACACACAAGTTATTGAAGTACCAGAATGGGGTTTAGTTGGCGATAAAGCAATTTATTGTAAACCATTTAATATGCTTGAAAAACAAAAGATATTTAAGGGTGCAAGTGGAACAGACCTAATAGTATTGATTGATGTAATTATAGAAAAAGCTTTAACAAAAAGTGGTGAAAAAATGTTTAATGCCACCCATGTTTTAAAGTTTAAAACTAAAGCTGATACTAATATAATTGCTGATGTTGCTACTAGAATCATGGGTACTGGTAACACTGATATTGAAGATTATAAAAAAAACTAAAAAATGATGTAGAATTACATAACATATTTGGTTTGGCTGAGAAACTTCATAAGACAGTATCTGAAATATTGCAAATGTCTGTTCAAGAGTTTAATATGTGGTTAGCATACTTTCAAATCCAACATGAGGAAAGAGAAAGACAAGAACGACTAGCAAGGGCAAGATAGTGGCAACAAAACAAGTAAATATAGACATTATTGCTAAGGATAAAACCAGACAAGCAATGAGGTCTGCAACTTTAGGTGTAAATAAACTTAAAGATTCCGTTTTTAATCTTAGAAATGCTTTAGTTGGATTAGGTGCAGGTTTAGTTGCAAAAAGTTTTATTGATACTGGTAGGGAAGTTGAAAGACTTAGAGTTAGATTTAAATTTCTTTTTGATGAAGCTAGTGAAGGCGAAAAAGCATTTAAAGGTCTAATAAAGTTTGCTAGTCAAGTACCATTTAGTTTAGAAGAAATACAAAGAGGTTCAGCAAATCTTGCAGTTGTATCAAAAGATGCAGACGAACTTAATAGATTACTTAGAATTACTGGAGATGTTGCAAGTGCTTCTGGTTTAGACTTTCAAACTACAGCAGAACAAATACAAAGAACTTTTTCTGGTGGTATAAATTCAGCAGATTTATTTAGAGAAAGAGGGGTAAAAGCACTTTTAGGATTCCAAGCAGGTGTTCAAATAAGTGCAGAAGAATCAAGAAATCACATTTTAAAAGCATTTGATGAAGGTACATTATCAGTTGTTGGTGCTAGTGCAACAATGGCTAAGACATTTGATGGTACTCTTTCAATGATTGGAGATAAATTTAATTTATTTAAAATGGCAGTGATGGATTCAGCACCTTTTGATTTTCTTAAATCTGGTGCAATTTTGATAGAAGAAGAACTTTCTAAAAACTTTGGAAGTATAGAAAAAGCAGGTGAAAAACTTGGGGTTGCTATTGTTGATGCTATGAAAAGTGCATTAAGATTTGGTGCAAGGGCATTAGATTTTTTTGACCCATTTTTTAGATTTATAAAAAAATCAGTAGGTAATTTAATTGAATTTGCTCAAGGAATACCTGCACCATTTGATACAATAGGTGTATTAGGTTTCTTATTGTTAGGTGCTAAAGGTAAAGGTCTAATATTAATACTTGGTGGATTTATTGATACTATTAGGCATGGCATTGCTGAAATAATGAATGGCATTGTAAAATTACAAGAATTTACAAACAAATTCAAAATTACATCTTTTTTACAATCTGAAGAAGATATTAAAAAAGAAAAACAAGCTATAGAGGATATGAAATTAACTATTGAAAAATTGCGAACCCCAATAAGTGAGGTTGATGAAAAATTTGGAGATATAATTGATAAAAAACCTTTTAAGCAACTTAACGAAGGCTCAAGCATCTTTTTTGAAAAGACAACTAAAAATAGAGATGCATTAGAAGAAGTTTTACAAAAAATGGAAAAAAAGATTGAGTTATTAAAAAAAGAAAAAGAAATAATTCAACCAAATGCTTTATCTGGTCTTACTGGGTCAGAAATGGACATAAAAGGTCAAGATATATTACAAGAGGGTATGTCTGGCTCAGAATTATTGGGTGAAAGTAGTCCTAAAATAGTTGCATTACAACAAATGGCAGATTTAGAAGTTGAAATAGCAAAAGCCACAGCAGAAAAAACTTTAGCAATATCTAAAGAAACTGCTGATAAAGAAATGGAAATTAGAAAAAAGGTTTTTAACGATAATTTTGAATTAATTAAATCTGGAAAAGCAAGTGAAATAGATTTAGAAAAAATGTCTGGAAAAGATAAAGTAGATTTGGCTAAAAAGGTAGGTCGTGAGGGTTTAGACCAACTTGCACAAAGTAATAGAAAAGCATTTCAATTAAACAAAGCTTTTAGAATGGCTGAAGCTATCATGGACACAGCAGGAGCAGTCGCTAAAGTATTACCTAATATACCACTAGCTATAGCAATAGGTGCTTTTGGTGCTATTCAAATCGCTTCAATAGCATCAACAAAATTTCAAGGTCGTAGACTTGGTGGACGTATGAATCAAGGCGAACCATATATGGTTGGGGAAGCAGGTGCAGAATTGGTTGTTCCAGATAGACCATCAAATGTTGTACCGAATAGTAAACTTGGTAGTTCTCAACCAGTAACAGTTAATTTTAATATAAATACTGTTGATGCTAGAGGATTTAACGAATTATTAGTAAATAGTAGAGGTGTTATTGTTAATATAATTAATAGTGCTATGAATGAAAAGGGTAAAATGGCAATAGTATGAGTGGAGCATTACCAAAAACTAACTTTGTCGCAATTAATCTTAAAAGTAATCAAAAAACTTTGTTTAGTGAAACTGATAGTGGCAAGACATTTAGAAGGCAAATTCAAGGACAACACTTTAGCTTTTCAATTAAATATCCACTTATGACTAGAGCAGATTTTGCACCAGTTATGGCATTTATAATGAAGCAAAGAAGTAGAAAAGAAAATTTTACTGTTACATTTCCTAGTTATTTAAATGCACAAGGCAATGAAACTGGCACATTGTTAGTAAATGGAGTTCATGCAGTAGCAGATACGACAATAGCAATAGATGGTTTTGCAGGAGATGGTGCAGGAAGATTAAAAGCAGGTGATTTAATTAAGTTTGCACACAGTAAAGTTTATATGGTTGTTGAAGATGCAACATCATCAAGTAATGCTTCTACAGTTACTATAGAGCCACCATTGAGGGAAGCATTAGCAAATGATAGTTCAGTTACTTATGATTCAGTGCCATTTACAGTTTACTTAACCAGTGATGTTCAAGAATTTGCAACTTCACAAACCGATAAAGATGGTAATTTGTTATTTGATTATGAGTTTGATGTAAGAGAAAGTTTGTAAATGGCTAGAGGTTTAACAAGTGCAGTTAAAACAGAACTAGCAACTGGTATTATAGAACCAGTAATTTTATTAGAATTTGGATTTGCAACACCACTTTATTTAACCAATGCTAGTTTTGATATAACATCTAGTGTTTCTGGTAGTTCAAGAACATATTTATCTAATGGACATTTAAGAAATATTAGTGCTGTTAGTGAAACAAATAAACCCACAAAAAATTCACTTATTATAAGCTTGTCTGGTGTTGACCAAGCATACATTTCAATAGCATTAAGTGAAAATATTATAAATGATGATGTTCACATTTATAGAGGTTTTTTAGATGGTAATTTGGCTTTAATAGCAGACCCATTTTTATTATTTTATGGCACAATTAATGATTATAAAATTACAGATAATACAACTACAGCCAAAGTAGTTTATTCTGTTACCTCACATTGGGGGAATTTTAGCAAAACATCTGGAAGAACTACTACAGACAATTCACAACAAAGATTTTTTTCTGGCGATAAAGGTATGGAGTTTTCTGCACTTACTGTAAGAGATATTAAGTGGGGTAGATAATGAGCAGTATTAATGTTTACAATGCCGAAATAAAAGACGTTGATAATGTAATTGATTTATTGTGGAATTATAAAAACGAAGAAGGCACACATTTGCCAGATGTAGATGATAAAAAAGTTAAAAATTCAATAATTATGTTTTTAAAAAAAGGTCAAATAATTTTACTTAAAGATTTAGATATTGATGAGTTGATAGGTTGTGCAATTTTTTATAAATCAAGTTATTGGTTTAGTTCACAAGAATGTATAAATTTACATACAATATATATAAAAAAAAATTTTAGAAATTTTAAATTAGTAAGTACATTAATAAATGCAGTAAAAAAGATTGCTAAAAATCTACCTATCCATCTAACTGTAACAACTGGAAATGATACAGAGCCAGTATTTAAAAGATTAGGATTTGAAAATTTAGGTTCTAATTGGAGATATAATTAATGGGCGATATTGTTGAAGATATTTTTGAACTTGGTGCAGACATTGTAGATGGTGCTGTTGACCTTGTAGATGATGTTATATCTTGGATTATACCACAGCCAGACATTCCAGACTTTGGGCAAATACAAGCAGACTTAGATGCTAGAGGAATATTAGTTAATAAAAAAAGTGCTAATGGTGCTATACCTATTGTTTATGGAACAAGAAAAGTCGGTGGTAATATTGTTTTTTTAGAAACTTCTGGTGCTGATAATCAATATCTTTATATGGCTCTTGTTTTAAGTGAGGGCGAAATAAATGATATAACCTCAATAGAAGTCAATGATAATGCAGTAACATTTACTGGAGATTTGGCTGATAATAGCCAAGTTACTGTTGCTAGTAGTGATTCAAATTTTTATGATGGTTCAAGTTTAATAACAGTAGAGCCACATTTTGGTTCAGATACACAAACAGCATCAAGTTTATTATCTACATTAAGTTCATGGACAAGCAATCATAGATTAAGAGGTTTGGCATATCTTGCTATTAGGTTTGAATGGAACAGAGATAAATTTGGCTCATTGCCAACTGTAAATGCAGTTGTGCAGGGAAAAAAGGTTTATAACCCTAACTTAGATAGCACTGTTACTGGTGGTTCTGGTAGCCATAGAAAAGATGATAGTTCAACTTGGGCATATTCAGATAACCCAGTTTATCAATTATTAGATTATTTAAGGAATGATAGATTTGGTATGGGAATAACTAATAGTTACTTTGATACTAATTTTGCAGATTGGCAAACAGCAGGAGATGTCTGCGATACCCAGATAACACCTTTTAGTGGTGCTAGTGCCATAGATTTAATGAATAGTCATACTGTTATAGATACTTCAAAAAAAGCTATAGATAATGTTAAAAGCTTTTTAAGGGGGTGTAGAGGGTATTTAAATTTTACAGCAGGTAAATATAATATTTTAGTTGAAAGCACTGGAACAGCTTCTATAAGCCTTACAGAAGATAATATTATCGGTGGTATATCGGTTACAAGTAAAAACAAAAACTCAAGATATAATAGAGTAATTGTAAATTTTATTAACCCAAGTAAAAATTATCAATCAGATACAGCACAATTTCCACCAGTAGATGAAACTGGTTTAGCAAGTGCAGACCAACATTCAACAATGAAAACAGCAGATGGTGGTTTATTGTTAGAGGGTAGGTTTGATTTTTCTATGTTAAATAGCCCATATCAAGCCCAAGAAATGGCAGAAATAATATTAAGAAGGTCAAGAACCAGTTTAGATGTTTCCTTAAAAGCAGATGCAACAGCACTTGATTTAGCAGTAGGTGATTTGGTCAATATCACTCATGCAACACCAAGTTTTTCTGCAAAACCTTTTAGGGTACAAGGAATGACAATAAATGCAGACCACACAATAAATTTGGTATTATCTGAACATCAAGATAGTTTTTATACGTTTGGAACTCAACAAGAAGTTGCCACAATACCAAACACAACTTTGCCTAATGTTTTTTCAGTCCAACCACCTGCAAGTGTTACATTATCAGACCAATTAATTGCATACAATGATGGAACTGTTATTGTCGCATTAGATATAGTAATAGGTGCTAGTGCAGACCAATTTGTTGATTTTTACCAAGTAGAATATAAATTAAGTACAGCTTCAGATTTCATAATTAATTCGCAAGGTTCTGGATTGACTCATAGAGTTTTAAATGTGGAAGATGGATTGTTATATAATGTTAGAGTAAAAGCAGTAAATAGTTTAGGTGTTTCATCAACTTATGTTTCAGCAAATAGAACCATTGTAGGAGAAAATGCACCACCTTCAGATGTAACAGATTTATCAGCAAACGTATCTGGTGCAGACATTCATTTATCTTGGGAAGCTGTAACTGATTTAGATTTAGCCTTTTATGCTTTAAGATTTTCTGAAAAAATTGATGGCACAGCAGATTGGCTTAATAGTGTTTCTTTAATAGAAAAAATATCAAGACCTGCAACTTCAATTACAACAACAGCAAGGCAAGGTACCTATTTAATAAAAGCAGTAGATAAAAATGGTAATTTTAGTTCAAATGCTACTGCTGTAATTTCAAATGTAACTGGTATTAGAAATTTTAATGGTATTGCAACACAATCAGAACACCCAACTTTTGCAGGAACTTTTACCAATACAGTTTTAGTTGATGGTGCTATTGAATTAGATTCATCAGAGCAGTTTGATTCAGCAAGTGGAAATTTTGATGCTGATACAGTTAGATTCTTTGATAGTGGTGCAACTAATGCTGATTTTTTTGCAAGTGGAAATTATGAATTTGCAGATGTTATAGATATAGGTGCAAAACATACAATAAGAATAACTGGAGCATTAGATACAAGTGCAGATAACCCAGATGATTTATTTGATAATAGAAGTGGTAATTTTGAAGATGCTAGTTCAAATTTTGATGGTGATACCCCTGCAAACTGTAATGCTCATTTAGAGATTGCAACAAGTGATGATAATATTACATATACAGATTTTAGGTTTTTTGTTATTGGAGAATATGAAGCAAGATATTTAAAATTTAGAGTTGTTTTGATATCAAGAGATTTAGCAAGTACACCAGTTGTATCAACAGCATCAGTAACAATAGATATGCCAGATAGAATTTTTAGTGGTAATGATATTGTTTCTGGAACTGGAACCAAATCTATCACATTTACAAATCCTTACAAAAGTGCTAATTTTGCAGTAGGGATAACTGGACAAGGTATGGCAACTGGCGATTATTTTACAGTATCAAATAAAACAATAAATGGATTTGATGTTGCTTTTTTTAATAGTTCAAATGCAGGAGTTTCAAAAACTTTTGATTTTATCACTAAAGGTTTTTAAAGGAGAATAAATAAATGGGATATCCAAATTCAACCAATAGACCAACAGATTTGCAGGTTGAAAATCAATCTTTTCCATCTTTTAGGTCAGATTTAAATAAAATTTTAGAAAATCTAGGTCAATTTCATGCAGGAACATCAAGACCAACCTATTTTGATAATGGTATGATGTGGTTAGATATTACTGATTCAGCAAATCCTATATTAAAATTTTATGATGGTTCAGATGATATTACATTTGCTACATTTAACACATCTGCAAATACAGTAAACGTATCAGATTCTGCTACAAGTTTATCTGGAGATACTTCCCCCCAACTTGGTGGTAATCTTGATGTTGTTACACATAGTATAGTTTCAACATCAAATAGAGATATAAACATTACACCAAATGGCACTGGTAGGGTAGTTTTTGGAACTGCAACACAACCGAAAACATTTAGTGGCAATTTTCCTAGTGATGGTGTTTTCAACTTTGACGAAAATCAAAATTTTATCGTTACTTTAGCAAGTGGAAGTAATGCTTTAGGTAACCCAACAACAGAAGCAGGAAATATTGGACAAACTGGTGTATTTATATTTATTCAACCTAGTTCAAGTACAGCAGGAAGTATATCATTTTCAAGTGCAGGAGATTATGAAACAGTTGGTGCAGGTGGTTTGAGTCTATCTACAGCTAATAATGATTATGATGTAGTGCCTTATATAATCAAAGCAGACAATTCAATTTTATTAGGTACACCACAATTAAACTTTGGATAAATAAATGGTAAGTTCAGAATTATGGTTTGGAGCAAGTGCAAGTTTTTATAATGGTGTTGCTACACAGTCATTAAGATTTGATGATGGAAGTGTTCATAAATTAACTAAAGACTTTTCTGGCTCAGCACCCACTAATAATAAAAAAATGGTTATAAGTGTATGGGTAAAAAGAGGAAACTTAGATAGCACACAAGTTATTCTTTCTGCTTATAGTGCTGTTTATTTTGTAGGTGAATTAGCTTGGCATAGTAGTAATAAATTACGTTTTGACCCTGGGGGTTTAGCAGGTGGAAGTCAAAATTCTTATACAATAGAAACTGATGATGTTTTTAGAGATGTTAGTTCTTGGTATCATGTTGTTTTAGCTTATGATTCAACACAAAACACAGATAGCAATAGAGTAAAATTTTATGTTAATGGAACTGAAAAATCTCATTCACCAATAACAAATTCTACATATCCTGCTTTAAATTATGCACATACTTATTCTTATGCAGGTGCAAATAATGAAATTGGAAATTACACATCTGTAAGTTCTGCACCTTTAGATGCATATTTAGCTGAATTTAATTTTATTGATGGTGCATCTTTTTTTTCTGATACATCTGGAACTATAAGCACAACATTTAATGTTAATTCATTTGGCGAAACAAAAAATGGTATATGGATTCCAATAGAATATACAGGTTCGTATGGCAATAATGGCTATAGACTTGATTTTAAAGGCACTGGAACGTCTACATCAAGTGGTGCAGTTGCAAATCCAACAAACATAGGAGATGATTCGAGTGGAAATAATAACCATTGGGCTGTCAGTGGTAATGATGCAAATGACTGTGTGCCAGATAGTCCAGAGAATAATTTTTGCACTTTGAATCCTTTAGTGGTTACTGCATCAGCAACAAACTCTTATGCAGAGGGTAACTTGCAAGGTGGAACTAGTAGCACTGGTGGTGGTAATATTACTGGAACTATGGCTATACCATCTGAGGGTAAATGGTATTATGAATTTAGGTCTACAGCTATAGGAAGTGGTATAAATTTAGGTTTATGGGAGCCAAATGCTAATGAAGATTTCTTTTATCAAGTTACACCCAGTATTGCTTATTTAAGTAGTAGTGGTAGCAAAAGAGTAAATAATTCAACTTCAAGTTATGGAGCAAGTTGGAATAGTTCAAATACAATGGGTGTTGCTGTTGATATTGATGGTGGAACAGTTACTTTTTATAAAGATAATGCAAGTCAAGGTTCTATAAGTTTTGATGCAAGTGGTTTATTACCAGTTTTTGGGGATAATACTGGTGGCTCTGGTTGTACTGCAAGAATTAATTTTGGTCAAGATAGCACTTTTTCGGGAGAAATTTCAGCAGGGGGTAATAAAGATGCAAATGGAATTGGGGATTTCGCTTATTCACCACCATCAAATCATTTAGCATTATGCACAGCTAACCTACCCGAAACAACTATAAGTCCAAATCAGACCACACAAGCTGAAAATTATTTTGATGCACTACTTTATAATGGTACTGGCAATGATAATTTAGATATATCTGGTTTAAGTTTTCAACCAGATTTAATATGGAAAAAAAGTAGAGATGAAAATGTAAGAAACACATGGACAGATTCAAATAGAGGTGTAGGTAAGGATTTATTTTCTGACCTTAACGGGGCAGAAAGTGCAGATACAGCTAACATAAAAGAATTTAGGTCAGATGGATTTAGATTAGGAACATCTACAAATGGTAATGTAAATGGTATAAAATATGTTTCTTGGAATTGGTTAGCGAATGGAACAACACCAAGCAAAACATATAAAGTAAAAGTTGTTGCAGATAGTACAGATTATGGGCATGGAACTGGCTCAAATAAATACCAATTTTTTAAAAGTGATGGCACAACTGGATTTGGCACAAATGGAGTTGATTTAGATTTGCAAGAGGGTGGGACATATACCTTTGACTGGTCTGATTCTACTGCACAATCGCACCCTATTAGATTTTCACTTACAAATGATGGCACACATTCTAGTGGAACAAGTGCAGGAAGTGAATATACAACTGGAGTTACAAAAAATGATAGTGCTTATACAACTACAATTACAGTAGCAAGTGGAGTTGCAAGTTTATATTATTATTGTCAATATCACAGTGGCATGGGTGCAGAAGTTAAAACTAATACAACTCATGGTTCTACTAATTTTGATGGAAATATTTTATCAGTTTCAAATGTAAACGAAACATCTGGATTTGGCATTGTAACTTATACTGGAATAAATGGTGCAACCACAGTTGGACATGGATTAGGAAAAATACCTGCTATGGTTATTGTAAAACAGAGAGATAATGCTTCTACAGACTGGATTATTGGGCATCAAAAACTTGCTTCAAGTGCTTTTGCGAATAATAAATTTTTAAAATTTGATAGAGGAAATGGTACATTTACTAATAGTGCAGTTTTTGGTGCAACACCAACCGAAACTGCAATACAAGTTTCAACTACAACAGCAGGAAATTTATCTCAAGCTAGTACAGATTTTGTGATGTATTGTTTCGCAGAAGTTGAAGGATTTTCAAAAATGGGAAGTTATGTAACAAATGCTAGTGCAAATGGTTCTTTTGTTTATACTGGATTTAAACCTGCATTTGTGATGGTACGAGTAATTGATGGCAGTTCAAATACCAATTATTGGTCGTGGACAATACATGATAATGCAAGAAAAACTGCAAATGTAAGACATTCGCCTTTATATGCTAATCTTTATAGACCAGAACCCTATCGTGGTGATGACTCTACAAGTAGTGGTGGTGCTGATGTAAAAATGGATTTTTATTCTAATGGATTTAAGGATAGAAGTGGTGCAACAGAGCAAAATGGTGTAGCTGGAACAAATATTATATACATGGCATTTGCGTCAGCACCATTTAAGTATGCAAACGCAGAATAGGAGAAGATAATGGCTTATAAATATAAAGACAGATACCTCAAAGTTGGTAAGGCTTGGCAAGATGATGATGGGTTCAAACACCCTTATAATTGGGCAAGTAGTTGGTCTGCTGATGATTTAAAAAAATGGGGTGTAACGATAGAAAAAGATGTTGATACAAGTTTTGACGAAAGATTTTACCTTGCAAAAAATATTGAAAAAAAACTTGAAGATGAAAATGTGGTTGACCCTATAACTGGCAAACAAGAAATTAGAAGAGGTTTAAAATATCAATGGATAGAAATAACTAAATCTACTGCTAATGGGTTGCTTACTGTAAGCGATTGGTATGTAACAAGAAAGTCAGAAACAGACAAAGCCATACCAAGTGATATTACTAAATATAGGCAAGATGTAAGAACAGCATCAAAAACAATAGAAGATAAAATAAATGCTTGTTCTAAACTGGCAGATTTTAAAAAATTATTTGATGTACCAATGAAAGATGATAATCCAATTGGCAAAGCACCAATTTATGATTTTCCAAACGAGGTTTAAATGAGCAAACCAACAATACAAAGTATAAATTTAAAATTAGAAAAACATTTAGCTGTAAGTGATGAAAGATGGAAAGAAACTATACTTAGAATCAAAAGACTTGAAACGATTATGATAAGTACGTCTGCTACAGCACTTGTAATGCTCATAGGTTTATTAGTGAGGTAAATTTGGTAGTTGCAGAAATTCTAACTGGTATTGCTCTAGTACAAAAATCAGTAGAGTTTATAAAGAGCAACATAGCCACAGCAAAAGACATTAAAGACATAGCCAAGCAAATTGATGGGTTCTTTGAAGGCGAAGAACACATGAATAAGAAGCAAGGCAAGGGCATGGGGATTGCTCAACAGTTTGGCATTGAATCAACAGCATCAGATTTTATTGATAGAAAGTTACTTGAGGAACAAAGATACGAATTAAAACTTTTAATTGATAATCGCTTTGGTCATGGAACTTGGGAGCAAATATTAGCTGAAAGACGAGATAAAATAAAACAAGCAAAAGAAGCACAAAAACAAGCAAAAATTCAAGCTAAAAAACAACAAGATGAAATCATGGAAATTCTTAAATGGGGTTGCATAATATTTTTTGGTATAGGTGTTTTTATATTGTTGTTAGTTCTTGGTTTAAAAGCTTTTGCAGATGGTAAAATGTATAATGCACCTAAAGACTACACATATAAACAAAAAGTCTGGCAGGGCAAAATAATTGAAAAAAAATATACAACTTGTAGATTAAAAAAAAGAATTACGTCAAAATACACTGACAAAAGGGCTTGTATTTATGAGGGTGGTAATAAAACTTTTACAATGATGATAGAAACTTGGTGCCCTAAAAAATACCAGTGTGTATATGACCCTAATGGACAAGAACCAGATATTG